CAAGGATGAGGTCAAGGCCGGCCGCGCGGAGTCCTTCGCCCTGGCCGCAGCCCGGGGGCGTCTCGAGCGCCGCGAGGCGTGCAAGGCTGTGCGGGCGCAGTACGGCGAGAGCCGGCACGCCTACTGCTGGCACAGCCCCCGGCGGCGCAAGGCCATCGCCCGCGAACTGCGGGAATTGCGGACAGTCCTGTTCGATGACGCTTGCCGGGCCGTGCTCGCCGATGTGGCGGCCGGGGGGCGAAGGCTCACCCGCGACGGCCTGGATAGCCTGGTGCTGAGCCGCGAGCAGCGCACTGCGGCGGAGTGGTATCGGGGACTTTACGAGCGCACCGAACGGGGCGCGCGCGTGGCGAACATGGAAGGCCGCGTCGGCGGCGAACCCAAGGACCGAAAGGCGGCCGAATGGGGCTCCGACCAGATCGCGCGCAAGCAGATCGAGGCCCGCGTCATGGCCGAATGCAGGAACGGTCGCGGCCTCACGGCCCTGCGCTTGGTCGCCGGGGAAGGGCGCACGATCACGAACATTTCAGGCGGCAAGAGCGCCGACCGGAAGCTCAACACCGAGGCGCTGATACGGGCGCTAGACATCGTGGCCGACTACCGCGGCTTGCAATGAAGCTTGACAACCAGCGGCAACTAAGCGCATCCATCAGGCATCGCTGAGTCGTGTGACCAGCGCCAGACACCGCCCCGCGCCTCATCGCCGGGGCGTTTCCGTTTCCGCCGTGCGCGTAAAGCGCAGGGACGACAGACCCCAAGCGGCGACCAGTTTGCGCGGCCTTCGTGGCTGAGTGGTTGAAAGCGTCCGGCTAACCCCCGGATGGGAGCGCGTCCGGATCGTGCGTCCCCGCAGGTTCGAATCCTGTCGATTGCCGCGCAAAACCTAACGGTAGCCTGCACGCCTCTCGCCGAAACGCACCAGCAGGGTCACTCGTTTACCGCTGAGCCCTGATCGCGACGGCCGATAGCCGATCAGGTGATTTGCGGGTTGGCCTGGCGATAGGCCAGTGTCCCGGCCCGGCGAGCCCAACAAGCCCGGATCACCGATTCCCATCTCCGACCCTGTACCAGTACAAGACGACCGGAGACCCCGCTGCGGAGTCGCAGCATCAAAGACCCTCGCCATCCCTGAAAGGCGCTGAACTGGTCCTCAGCGCTGAAGCCTGTCGGCTAAGGGCTTGGCGGGGGCGACCATCACGGCGCTTTCCACTCGCCCTTCAGGCGGTTCACGATCTTGGGCTTCTCAGCCGACCGCGGCGGTATCGGAGCCTTGGCCCGGACATCGGGAAGCTCCGCCACAGTCGGAGCCCGCGCTACACGCGCAGGTTCCTCCGCCACCAGTGACCGATCGATCAGCACCAGGATCGCCGAGTGCCGCGTCAGGCCATTGGCCGCAGCGAACTTGTCGATGAGGTCCAATCGCCGCCCACCGGGGCGGATCGATAGCGGCGGATCCTTCGGCTGGCTCATGCCGGATGTAATACACCACCCCGCCCGATAACCCAAGATGTAATACAGCTAGGAGCCGCGCATGCCGGCCGATGACAGCGCGCCGGCGCCCCAGCGCGACCCGCGCGACGAAGACCTCAAGCCCATCCTCGATCTGATCTGGGAAGGCCTCAGCCTCAGGAAGGTCTGCGCGCGGCTCGGGCTGCATGTGCCGTCGACGAGCGACTGGCTGCACGCCGACAAAGGCCGCGAGGAACAATATGCGCGCGCCAGGGCCGGTCGCGGCGAGTTCATCCTGGAAGACGCGCACGACATGGCTCGCGCCGCCGCCCTGCGAAAGCAGCATGAGGGCAGCGAAGTCGATCCGGCTGGCGTGCGCGTCTACCTCGACGCGGCGAAGTGGCGGGTCGGGCAGATGGCGCCGAAGCTGGCCGACGTGAAGCGCATCGACCTCACCTCTCGCACCCGGCAGATGACGGACGAAGAGATCGCGACGGAGTTGGCGGCGATGGAGGGCGAAGGCTCGGCTGAGGGCTGATGTCCGCCCAGTTTCGCCTGCCGAACGGTCGCGAGGTCTCGCGGGAAGGGGCCGAGCAGTACATCGAGCTGCGGCGCGAACAGCACCGACGCCGCGAAGTCAGGCGACTTGAAACCGAGCGCGAGGCCATCCTCGCCAACTGCAAGACGCTGCACGGCTTCATCCAGGAGTTCTGGTACGTCCTGGAGCCTGCGCGGGTCTTCAAGTCCGGCTGGGCCATCCAGGCGATGTGCGACCACCTGGAGGCGGTCACGCGCGGCGACATCCTGCGGCTGCTGATCACCGTTCCGCCAGGGATGATGAAATCCCTGCTCCTGGTTTTCTGGACGGCCTGGGAGTGGGGGCCCAGGGGCCTGCCGCACCTGCAGGTGCTGGCCACCAGCTATTCGCAGGCCAACGTGCTCAGGGACAACCTGAAGCTCCGGCGCCTGATCGAGAGCGAGAAGTTCCAGGCCCTGTGGCCGCTGGAGCTTCGCGGCGACCAGAACGCCAAGGGCAAGTTCGAGAACGTGCAGAACGGCTTCAGCGAGGCGAGGCCATTCAGTTCCATGACTGGTGGTCGTGGCGACCGGGTCAAGATCGACGACCCGCATTCGACCGAGACCGCGGAATCGGACACCGAGCGGGCCAACGCGGTCCGCATCTTCCGTGAAGGCATCACCGACCGCCTGAACGACATCACGGCCTCCGCGATCGTGATCATCATGCAGCGGCTGCATCAGCAGGACGTGGCCGGGGTCGCGCTCGAGCTCGACATCGGCTTCGTGCACCTCAACCTGCCGATGGAGTTCGAGCCGAAGCGCCGGTGTTCGACCGTCCTGCGCCCGGCCAACGACGGCAACCCGGCGATCCTGTTCACGGATCCTCGGACCAGGGACGGCGAACTGCTGTTTCCGGAGCGGTTCCCTGCCGCCGAGGTCGCCAAGCTCAAGAAGGCCAAGGGCGCCTATGCCTGGGCGGGTCAGTACCAGCAACGCCCGGCGCCGCGCGAAGGCGGCATCTTCCAGCGCGGTTGGTTCAAGGCCTATCCCGTTCCGGGCGAGCCCAACGGCAAAGCGGTCCGTTCGTGGGACATCGGTGCGACCGAGGGGGGAGGCGACCCCACAGCCGGCGTCAAGATGGTCCGCGACCGCGACGGCCGCTTCGTCATCACGCACGTCCGCAAAGGTCAGTGGTCGCCCGCGCAGGTCGAGACGCAGATCAAGCAGGTAGCGGGCCTGGACGGCGTGGGCTGCGCGATCACAATTCCGCAGGACCCCGGCGCGGCCGGAAAGGCTTACGCCCTGATCCTGGCCACAAAACTGGTCGGCTATGCAGTGAAGCGGAAGCTGCCGACGGGTGACAAGGTCACGCGGGCTACCGCGCTGGCCACTCAAGCCGAGGCCGGCGAGGTCTATGTCCTGCTGACGGGCGACCCAGCCAAGGATGCGTGGGTCGAGTCGTTCCTGGACGAAGTCGAGGTCTTTCCGACCGGCGTCCATGATGACCAGGTGGACGCGGCGGCCGATGCTTTCAACGAACTCGCCCTTGGGCGCGCGGAACCGGGCATCGCCGGCCCGATGCTGATCACCGCCAACTAGAGGAAGGGAGCGGATGGCAAACCCGCTGAGCCGCTACCTGCCCCAGCGGCGCCCAAAAAGCCCCGACGGCGGGATCGGCATCGAGCAGTCCAACGGTGTCGGCGGCGCCTACGGGGTGACGCCGACAGGTCGGCCGCCCCTGACCACGAACCCGTACCAGGAGACCGGCGTCTCCGGCACGGGCATCTTCGGCGGCTTCGTCCAGGTCATCGAGAAGGACCCGCGCCTCGTCGGCCAGAACCGCTGGCGCACCGTGTCGGACATGCTGGCGAACGTCAGCATCGTGGCGGCGAGCACGCGGTTCTTCCTGAACCTCTGCGCGCAGCCAGACTGGACGTTCGAGCCGGCCGAGGATCTGCCGAACGGCCAGAGTTCCGATGCGGCCAAGGCAGCGGCGGAACTGGTCACTCAGGTGATCGAGGACATGGCGACGCCATGGACACGGGTCTGCCGCAAGATGGCGCTGTTCCGTTTCCACGGCTTCGGCATCCATGAGTGGACCGCCAAGAAGCGCGACGACGGGCTGATCGGGCTGGACGACATCGAGAGCCGGCCGCAGCACACCATCGAGCGCTGGCAGCCGGACGACCGGGGCACAATCACCGGCGTCTGGCAGCGCAGCCCGCAGAACGGCAAGCTCTACTGGATTCCCCGGGCGAAGACCGTCTACCTGCTCGACGACACCCTGACCGACAGCCCCGAGGGCATGGGCCTGTTCAGGCACATGATCGACACCTCGGACCGCATCCAGCGCTACCTCAAGCTGGAGGGGCAGGGCTACGAGCGCGACCTGCGCGGCGTTCCCCTCGGACGGGCCCCGATCGCCGCTCTGAACAAGGCGGTGTCGGACGGCACGCTGAAGAAGGAAGACGCCGAAGAAATGCTGGCCGGGCTGAAGAAGTTCGTTCAGCTGCAGGTCAAGATCGAGGACACGGGCATGATCCTCGATTCCTCGGCCTACCAGAGCTTCACCGGCGACGGCCAGACGGTCTCGACCAAGGACATGTGGGGCCTGGAGCTCCTGACCGGGCCCGCGACCAGCATCGAGTACCTGGGCGCCGCGATCACCCGACTGCAGTTCGACCTGGCCCGCATCGTCGGCACCGAGGTGCTGATGATCGGCGAGAGCTCCGGCTCTCGGGCGCTGTCCCAGGACAAGTCCAAGAACCTGTACCTGAACGTCAACAGCACCGTGGACGACATCAAGGAGGGCGCGCAGCGGGATCTCGTCTCGGTCATCTGCATGCTCAACAACATCCCGCCGCAGCAGTGGCCGAAGGCGAAGGTCGAGGACGTCGCCTTCAAGGACGTCGAGGCGGTGACCAACGCACTCAAGAACATGGCGCTCGCCGGCGCCGTGCTCTCGCCCGATGACCCGGCGATCAACGACGTCCGGGCGCTACTCGGCATCTCGCCGGCGCCCGACGACGCGGCGTCCGGTCTGGGCCACATCGATCCCGACGAGGACGAGACGGACGAGGACAATGACGACAGCGGCGGCGGCTCCGGCGGGGACGATTCTGCGCTGAAGAAGTGGCTGCTGGGGGCGCGCATCTGATGGCTGAAGTCACCATCGGCGGCAACACCTACGACACCTACGTCGACCTGGCCACGTGCGACGCCTATGCGGACGGCGCGGCCAGCGCCGACGACTACCGCGCAGCGGACAGCGATACTCGGTCTCGCGGCATCGTCTCAGGGACACGGCTGATCGACCGCCAGACCTGGCAGGGCGAGCCTGTCGCGCCGGGCCAGGAGCATGCCTTTCCACGGTCCGGCCTGTTCTATCCAGACGGTTCGCCGGTCGGCATCTCGATGGACCCGCAACAGATCCTCGACGCCTGCTGTGAACTCGCCATCGCCATTGTCGGCGGCTCGGCGGTCCAGGATCAGACTTCGACCGACAACACCACCCGCTCGCTCAAGGCCGGGTCGGTGGAGATCGTGAACTTCCGCACGGCGCCGCAGGGCCTGCGCATGCCGCTGCCGGCGCAGGAGCTGATCGGGATGTGGTTGGGCGGGCAGTCGCCGGCCGTCGGCCTCTCGCTCTCGTTCGGTACGGACAAGCGCTCCGAGTTCAACCGCGATCCGAACTTCAACCAGGGCTTCTGATGACCTATCCGGCAGTGCTGAGCGAGGCTGACACCATCGCCAAGGCCGCGGCCGGACGATCGCTGGCCCGCTACGGCGACGGCGAGTACAGCCTGATCCTCGGCGGCAACTGCGTCTCGCAGCGCCAGGTCCCAGGGATCGCCAGGGAACTTGCGGCCATTCTGCAAGAGGACGGCCCGGCGCTGCCGTGCATCCCGAACCTCAACGCCAAGCTCCCGGCGAACAAGGCCAAGTCCTGGCAGAACTACCGCCAGCCCAAGCACCTGGCGCTTCTCGACCACAAGCGCACCTACGGCTCTAGCTTCATCTCGCGCCCGGACAGCGCGCCCTGGATCGACACCGACGCCTACTGGGCTTCAGTCAAGGCGCTCTGGGCAGGCAAGGACGTGACGCTCGTCACCGGCCGCTACAACGAACTGCGGCTCGACCAGATGGAGGGCGCGACTTCAGTCCGTGAGGTCATCGCGCCGCGCCAGCACGCCTACGCCGAGATCGACCGGATCGAGGAGGAGATCGGAACGCCGCCGGGTGTGGTCCTGATGTGCCTGGGCCCGACAGCGACCTGTCTTGCTGATCGGCTGGCCCGCAAGGGCGTGCACGCGCTGGATCTCGGGCATCTCGGCATGTTCATGCGCCACGCCGGCCAGTATCAGTTCCAGGCCGATGAACTGATCTCGATCGGCTACCGCGACGAACTGCAGGGCCATCATCTGCGCGTTCGAAAGTGGGGCACCGACGGCCACAAGCACGCCGGGGCGGTGCGCGAGATCATCGGCCGCCTGCAGCCCAAGACCGTGCTCGACTACGGCTGCGGCAAGGAGACCTTGCGCGACGCCTTGAAGGACGAATTCCGGATCCAGGGCTATGACCCGGCGATCAAGGAACGCGCCGGGATGCCGAAGCCGGTCGATCTGGTGGTCTGCACTGACGTCATGGAGCATATCGAGCCGAAGAAGCTCGGCCGGGTTCTGGCCCACATCGAACGCATCGCCGAGGTCGCGGCCTATTTCGTGATCGCGACCCGCGCCGCCAAGCACTCGCTGCCCAGCGGGCGCAACGCGCATCTGATCGTGAAACCGGCCGAATGGTGGCTCGATCAGTTGACGAGCGCGGGCTTCGGCGACTTCGACGTGATGGAGCAGAACGACCGCCAACTCCGCGTGCTGGCGCGCCGGGCCCGCTGATGCTCTACAACATCGAGGTCTCGGACGAAGCGTTCGAGCACCTGAAGCCGCAGCGTGGCGCGCTCTGGGACCTGAAGGACGAACGGGCGCGGTGGCTTCTCGCCTACCAGCACGACCTGCAGCGGACCTTCGGGGCGATGTTCGAGCATCTGCCGCCGCTGGGCGCCAAACCCTCGGTGCTGGACATCGGCGCCGGGATGGGCGGCATCGACCTCTTGCTCTGGAGGCGCTTTGGGCCGGGCACGACGCTCAGCCTGTTCGACCAACTGGGCGGCGAGGCGCGCTGCGACCGGCACGGGCAGCCTTTCGGCGACCTCGGCATTGCGCACCGCTTCCTGGTCGAGAACGGCTGTGATCGCGCCGACATCCGGCTCTTGCCGGTCGAGGTCACCGAGGGATTGGACGACGGCCCGGCGTTCGATGTCGTGCTGTCCACGCAGGCCTGGTGCTTCCACTTCCCGCCGCAGCCCTATCTCGGGTGGTTGCGGGGCAGGCTGAACCCCAAGGCGGTCGTGATCGTCGATCTGCGTCACGGCAGGCCGGACTGGCTGGCCGAGCTGACCGAAGCCCTCGGCGAACCGGTCGCCATCGTCGGACGCAACCGCAAATCGGATCTGGTGGTGTTCCGTGCATGACACGATCACGGTCATAGCCTCGGGCTGGTCGGCCGGTTCGGAACGCAAGCCGCCCAAAGGGATCGGCCATATCATCGGGGTCAATGACGCCGGGCTGATCGCGGGCTGCGATGACCTTGTGTCGATGGATCGACTATACGTTGAGCACCGGTGGCCGCAGATCAAGGCCCGCGCCGAGCTTGCGTGGCTGCGGCGATCGGCCCTGAAGAACATCTCGGACCGGCCGGCGTGGCTGAAGGTGTTCGACAACGACCACACCTCGACGGAGCCGAGCACGGAATACGGACGCCTCAACGGCACCTCTTCGGGTATGTGCGCCCTGAACTTGGCGCTGATGGCTCTCCCGAAGCGCATCGTCCTGATCGGCTTCGACATGAACCGCTCGCCCGACGGCCGCGCCTACTGGCACGCGCCCTATGAATGGACGAAGGCCGAGGGAGCGACATCAGGCGGCAAGTACAAGGCCTGGGCCGGGCAGTTCGGCGCGTTCGCCGCGGGCTGCCGGGACGTCGGGATCGAAGTCCTGAACACGTCGCTGACGAGCGCGATCACAGCCTTCCCGAAAATGGCGCTGGAGAAGCTGCGGTGAGGCCGATCACGCTGTGCATGGCCTACTACATCAACCCCTCGATGCTGGCCCGGCACTACGCCCTGCTTGACCGGCTGCCGAAGGAACTGAAGGCCGCGTTCCGGCTGATCGTGGTGGACGACGGCTCGCCGGAAGGTCCGGCCGAACCGCCCACGGGCAAGCTCGGCTTCCCGGTGTCGATCTACCGCATGCTGCAAGACATCCGCTGGAACCAAGACGCCTGCCGTAACCTGGCCGTGGCCAAGGCCGAAACCGATTGGGTGCTGCTGACCGATATCGACCACCTCATGCCGGCCGAAACCCTTCACGCCGCCATGACCGGCAAGTTCGATCCGAAGCGAGCCTACAACTTCTCGCGGGTCTCCGAGCCGGACCTGAAGCCCTACAAGCCGCATCCGAACTCATGGCTGATGACCCGCAAGCTCTACGACCGAGCGGGAGGGTACGACGAGCGCTACGCCGGTATCTACGGCACAGACGGCATGTTCCGCAGCCGGGTCGCCGAGGTCGCCAAGGTCTCCAAGCTGCCCGAGGTGCTGATCCGCGTTCCGCGGGAGGTCACGCCCGACGCCTCGACCACCCGCTATCTCCGCAAACAGCCGGAAGACGTGGAGGGCAAGGACCGGGTCGGCGAAGAGATCAGGGCCTCCGGCGACTTCACACCGCATCGCCTGACCTTTCCCTGGGAGCAGGTATGCTGACCCTACTGACCTTCAAGTGGGCGAAACCCGGCTACCGCTCCAAGTTCACCGGCGAGAACGTCAACACATTGGCGCGTATGGTGAAGCGGAACTATGCGCAGCCGCACCGCTTCGTCTGCTACACGGATGACCCGACCGGCATCGATCCATCACTGGTGGACGCCCGCGAGCTCTGGAACGACCATTCGCAACTGGTGAACCCTTCGGCGCCCAGCCACGGGCCGAGCTGCTACCGGCGCCTGAAGATGTTCGCGAGGGACGCCGGCGAATGGCTGGGCCCGCGCATCTGCGCTATGGACCTGGACGTGGTGGTCACCGGCGACCTGACGCGGGTGTTCAACCGGCCCGAGGACTTCGTGATCTGGGGCGATACCTCGCCGCCCACCCCCTACAACGGCTCGCTGGTGCTGTTCACCGCCGGCTGCCGCCCGCAGCTTTGGGAGGATTTCGACCCGGTCGAGAGCCCGATCAAGACCCGCAAGCTCGGCTACTTCGGTTCCGACCAGGCCTGGATCGGCGCTTGTCTCGGACCGCTGGAGGCCAAGTTCGGGCGCGGTGACGGGGTCTACTCGTTCCGCAACCACATCCAGCGCCACAACGCGCCTTTGCCGCAGAACGCAAGGCTGGTGATCTTCCACGGCGCCGTCGATCCTTGGAGTGACCAGGCCCAGCGCATCGACTGGGCGCGCAAGAACTATCGCTGACCATGCGCGCGGTCGTGCTCGGCGGCGCGCCGTCGGTCTGGGATGATCTTCGGCGCACGCTGGGCATGGCTTCAGTGGACGTCGTGGTCGCGACGAACCACGCCGGACGGGACTTTGAAGGATCCGTCGACCACTGGGTGAGCTTCCACGCCGAGCTGATGCCGAAGTGGGTAGGCGAACGCCGAGCGGCTGGGCTGCCTGACGCGGGCACGCTCTGGACCGTCGAGCGCCCGCTGAAGCTCGATGGCCTGGAGTTCCGCAAGGCCGCCAACTGGGGCGGCTCCAGCGGGCTTCTGGCGGTCACGGTGGCTCTGGAGCTCGGCTGCACCAAGATCGTGCTCTGCGGCGTCCCGCTCGATCACCGCGTCGGCCACTACGACAACCCCAAGCCCTGGGGCGAGGGCGGTTCCTACCGGCGCGGCTGGCTCGGCCACAAGGACGAGATGAGCGGCAAAGTGCGGTCCTGGTCCGGCTGGACGGGTGAACTGTTGGGTGTCCCGACGAAGGAATGGCTGGAGGCGGCATGATCCTGAAAGCCGCCGACTTCGGCGACCAGATCGCACCGGCCAGCACCACCACAGACGCCGACGAGATCACGCGCCTGACAGGGCTGATCGCGCTCCTGGAGGGCCGCATCAGGCGGGCGTTCCTGGGCTTCGTGCAGCGCCTACGCAGCGGCGCCCCCGCCAAGATGGTCTCTGACCTTCTGGAGCGAGGGGACCTCGCCGGCGCCCTGCGGGTGGTCGATGGAGAGGCGCAGGCAGTCGGAACCGCCGTCAGTCGTGCGGTCTACCAAGCCGCCGAGGCGGAGGCCAAGACCGCGCCCGAAGCGCTGATCGGCCACGTCGGGATCGGCTTCGACCCGGGCAACCCGCGCGCGGCCAGCATCATCCGGCAGACCGGAGCCGACGCCGTGCGCCAGATTACGGCCGCTCAGCGCCAGGCCATCCAGTCTGCCATGGCCGAGGCGATGCAGAGCGGGAAGGGCCCCGAGGTCGCCGCGCGGGCTTTCCGCGACGCCATCGGGCTTACAGACAGGCAGCGCCAGTCCGTCGGCAACTATCGGAGGCTACTGGAGCAGCACTCTGCCGAGGCCCTCGAACGGGCGCTGCGGGATCGCCGCTTCGATGCTTCGGTGCAGCGCGCCGCGACGACGGGCGAGCCGCTGAAGGCCGAACAGGTCGATCGGATGGTGGATCGCTACCGTGACCGCATGATCGCCAGTCGCGCCGACACCATCGCGCGCACCGAAGGCGTGAAGGCGGCCTCGCTCGGCCGTCAGGAAGCCGTGGCGCAGACGCTGGAGTGGTCCGGGCTCGCTGACGATCAGGTCGAGAAGACCTGGCGCGCGATCCAGGACAAGCGGACCCGCGATACCCACCGACATCTCTCCGGTCAGTCGGTGACTGGGCTGCAGACGCCGTTCAGGTCCATCTCCGGAGCGACGCTCCAATACCCGGGCGACCCGGCCGCGCCGCTCGACGAAACGATCAACTGCCGCTGCGCGCTCTCGTACAGCGTGAAGTGGCCGATGGCGCTCGCCGCCTGACACTCTCCCGTCAAGGGGATCACATGGAAATCATCATCAAGGATTCGCCGAGCGCCGGCGATGTGCACGTCGATGCGCCGCTGGGCTCGCAACGGCAGCGCCGCCAGAAGACGCCGCCCGTCGATACCGACGGCGACGGTGACGCGACCGTCGTCAAGCGGACGTTCTTCAAGGTCTCGGGCATCGACGCCGATCTGGGTCTCGTGTTCGGCTGGGGCATCGTCTGCAAGGAGGGCGGCAAGCCCTACGTCGACACCCAAGGCGACCACATCCCCGACGAAGCCATGGTCAAGGCCTCGACTGAATTCATGAAGAACAGCCGCATGGCCGGTGAGATGCACGCCAGAATGGGGGCCGGGACCATCGTCCACAGCTTTCCGCTGACGGGCGAGATCGCCAAGGCGATGGGCATAGACTGCGACAGGACCGGATGGATGGTGGCCGCCGCGCCCGACCCGGAGATGCTCGCCAAGTTCAAAGACGGGACTTTCACCGGATTCAGCATCGGCGGCGAAGTCCTCGGAGACGACGAATGACGCAGCCCCGCATCCTCGACAAGTTCCGCATCGACGAACTCAGCGGCGTCGACCGGCCGGCTCAGACAGGCGCTCGGGCCGTGATCATGAAGCGCGACTTCTCCGACAAGGAGCGCCAGGCCATGGCCGACCGCGGCGAGGCATTGCCGGACGGCAGCTTCCCGATCGCCAACGTCTCCGACCTGGAGAACGCCATCCACGCCATCGGTCGCGCGAAGGATCCCGCGAAGGCCAAGGCCCACATCATCGCCCGAGCGAAGTCGCTCGGCGCCACCGACAAGCTCCCACAGGACTGGTCGGTTTCCAAATCCCAATCCGACAGCACAGGAGACCCCAACATGTCGGTTATTGCGAAGGCTCTCGGGCTCCCCGAAACGGCGACCGAGGCCGATATCACCGCTGCGATCACGAAGGCCAAGGCCGACGCTGGCAAGTCCGCCGACCTCGAAAAGTCGGTTGCCCTGCTCAAGGCCAAGGCCGACCTGACCGACGCCGAGAAGGCGCACATGAAGACCATGTCGGACGGCGACGCTGACGACTTCGCCACCAAGTCCAAGGCCGACCGCGCCAAGGCCATGGAGAAGGCCGCAGCCGGCGACGAGACCTTCACGGCGTCCACGGGCGCGGTGATCTCCAAGAAGGCCGTCGGCGACGGCGCCTATGCCCTGCTGAAGTCGCAGGACGAAGCGCTGAAGAAGATGCAGGGCGACCTGGCCATCGAGAAGGCCGAGCGCGAGAATGCGGCGTTCGCCAAGCGCGCGGCCGACGAACTCGGCCACCTCTCCGGCCCGATCGAGAAGAAGGCCGCCCTGCTGAAGGGCATCGCCGGCCTGCCGGAAGCCGAGCGCGTCTACGCGACCGAGCTGCTGAAGGGCGCCGACGCCATGGCCAAGGCCGGGTTCGCCAAGATGGGCCACCGCGACGCCTCCGACCAGGACGCCGACCCCAGCTCGCGGCTGGACAAGATGGCCAAGGCCCGCATGGAGACCGCCAAGGAAGACTACGCCACGGCCTATGACGCCGTGTGCAAGACCGAGGAAGGTCGCACCCTCTACAAGGCCTATCGCGACGCCAAGCCGGTCGCTTCCGCGGCCTAACGCGTCAACCCCACCCCACAACCAAGGAATACCACCATGGCTTTCGACGCCAATGTGCGCCGGCTTCCCGGCGCCGTGGCCGGCGCGGATTTCTCCACGACCGGCAAGTACCGCTTCGGCGTGATCGGAGCGGGCATCGCCATCACCGTCAACAACTCTAACGGCGCCCGCGTGGCCGGCGTCATTCTCGATAACCCGGCCTCCGGTCACTCGGTCGAGTTCGGCCTGGGCGACGTCCTGCCGGTGGAAGCCGGCGCGGCGGTCGCCGACGGCGCGCTGATCCAGAGCGACGGCTCCGGCCGGGCGATCACCCAGGCGTCCACCGGCTGCGTCTGCGGTTACGCCCTCGAGGCGGCCGCGACTGCGGGCGACGTGATCCCGGTCCTCTTCCAGCCCCAGGGCGCGCCGTAAGGCGCCCCTGACCCGAAAACCCGGAGCAGCGTCGAGACGACGCCGCCCATCCCTCAGAAGGATTTCCCCTCATGAGCACGCCTTCCGCGGGCGACGTCCACGTAAACGTCCCGCTCACCAACATGTCTCTGGCCTACATCCAGAAGCAATCCAACTTCATCGCCGACAAGGTCTATCCGAACATCCCGGTGGTGAAGCAGTCGGACCGCTACTTCCGCTATTCGCGCGCCGACATGAACCGCAACCAGATGAAGAAGCGCGCACCCGGCGCCGAATCGGCGGGCGGCGGCTACAACATCGACTCCACGCCGACCTACTTCGCCGAGGATTTCGCGCTTCACCGCGACATCTCCGACCGCATCCGCGCCAACGCCGATGCGCCGCTGGACATGGACCGGGACGCCTCGATCTTCCTGACCCAACAGGCCCTGATCCAGCGGGAACAGAGCTGGGCCGCGAACCACTTTGTCCCGGGCGTTTGGACCAACCAGGTCGTCGGCGTCGATGCCGGCGCGACCGGCACCGAATTCCTGCAGTGGGCCGACGCCAACTCGACTCCGATCACCGACATCCGCAAGCAGAAGGCGGCGATGCTGGAATCGACGGGTTTCGAGCCGAACAAGCTCACTCTCGGCTTCCGGGTCTACAACGCCCTGATCGACCACCCGGAAATCATCGAGCGCGTGAAGTTCGGCCAGACGCCCGGCGCGCCTGCCATGGCCAATGCCAACACCCTGGCCCAAATCCTCGAGGTCGACGAGGTGCTGGTCGCCAAGGCGGTCGCCAACACCGGATCGGAAGGGACCTCCTACGCCAACTCGGCGACCAACGAAGTCTCCGGCCTGATCATGGGCGACCACGCCCTGCTCGCCTACGTCAACCCGACCCCGTCGATCCTGCAGCCGTCCGCCGGCTACACGTTCTCGTGGACCGGCTGGCTCGGCGCGACCTCGCTCGGCTACCGGATCAAGCAGTTCCGCATGGAGCAGCTGTCTTCCGACCGGGTCGAGATCGAGATGGCCTACGACCAGAAGCAGGTCGGTTCGGATCTCGGCGTCTTCTTCCAGCACGCCGTGGCCAGCGCGATCTCCTCGTAATGGCTCGCCTCGGCCTCTGGGATCAGGGCATGGGCTACCGGTTCGACGCGTCGCGCCCGCTTGTGGCGCGGCGCGCGTTCCGGGCCGATGGCGTCGATTATGCGCCAGGCCAGCCCTTCAAGAAGGGCGCGATGCCCTTCCGGGCCCTGCGGCGTCTTTGGATGGCGCGCCTGGTCGAGTACGGCCCGGGCGTCGATCCTGAAGC